TTGGTAATCACCGATCGGTGCTGGTGAGTAATCATACTCAGCCAAATGCCAATCAATGTCCAACCCTTCAAGCGAATTATCGCCATTTGAGTGTAGTAGGTCTTTTGTCACGAGATATTGACCTAATCTCTGCTGCACTTTTTAAATTGATTATAATAATCGAATCCTAGTCAGCCCCATATTTTTCTTGTCGTTGAAATTCTTCCATTCGTTGATCCTCTGATTCAACTCCGCCCATATTACATTTCCGACACATTTTTAATAAATCTCTTCTACCTTTTGCTAAGGTATCTCTATAGTGTTGGTATGAACCATTAGTCCAAACCTCTTCTATACTTGTTTCAAAAACATTACCATGTACTACTTTATATTCCCAATCACAACAACATAGTAATGCACTTCCATCCCATTTAATAAACGCATGTTTATTAGGATATTTACAATTCTTTTGTGGTACAGGTATGTCTGGGTTTACATTTACCAAACCACCTCTATTCCAATAAGTATAAGGACCATAATGTGGTAATTTATTTTTATCCTCTCTATTCCTAGCCTGTTTAACATTATAATTAGATGATAAAATTATATTACAATTCGCTTTCTGAAAGTGTTCCATAATCTTTAACATTCTGGTTGCATACTTATCATCAAAATAATCATCAATCTGTATCCTATCCATACCAGCATCAATCATACCTTGCATCAAATCTACTGTTAATCCAGTACCATTTGTATTAATTGTCAAATAGCTATTTGGTAAATACTCTTTAGCAATACCAATTATTTCTACCATTCTATCTTTATCCATCAATGGTTCATTCATTAGATAAGGTGATATTCTACCAGAGTAGTTTAAGTCTGATAAGTTCTTAATCAACTTAGTATAATTTTCAATGGACATCAATTTATATGGTGTTCCATTTCTTTTATCATCTAACCTATCCCAAATCAAATAATGATTAGGACAAAAATCACACTTTAAATTACAAAACTCAATTGTCTGTATTTGTATATTATCAAATAATGGTATTCCATTAACAATTATATCTTTTGTATGTGGTGGTTGATTAGGACCTATACCAGCTTGTAAAATTCTTGGTAAATAGTATTCCATTTAAACCTCTTAATTATTCTTCCCAATCTTCATAGTCAGGAAATTCATACTCATCATCTTCTCTTTGTAATATTTCTAATTCCTCAATTATCTCCATTACTTTATTCCAATCATGAGTACCAACTGCTCTTTTTAATTCTTTTATTATTTCCATTAGTGTCAATGTACCTCTCCATTACTTATCTTTTGCATAAGTATATGGAAAATGTAAAATCTGTATTAATAATATTAAACCCCAACATTGAAATATAGTTAAATTAGGTAATCCAAATAATGGCATTATCCAATTCCACAATAACCAAAATGGTAATGTTGCAATTACTAATCCAACAACAAGTAATGATATTAAAGTAAGAAAAACTGCTCCATCAGAAAACATACTCTACTCCTACTTTACCTTTATAAAATTCTTTACCTT